TGCTGCATCTGCCGCCCATGTGAGTCCGCCTGTTGCACCTGACTGGGCGCTAAGAACGTAACCATTAGTTGGGGAGTTAGATACATTAAGTTTAGCTTCTGTTACGGCATTATCTTGTAGAGCCGTTAGCCCTACTGAATCTGCACCTGGTGTTACAGTTTGAACTGCCTTACCAATATACACTGCGTACATTGTATCTGTACCCGTTGTTGCTACTGAAAGAGTTAATGTTGTCGCTGATGCTGTGTAAGCATACGAAGCACCTGGCTGTTGAACTACGTTATTTAAAACTAAACGTATATCAAGTTCATCAGCTACGGCGTGCGATAGCGTGTAAGAAGTAGTTGCACTTGTTGTGAAATGCTGGACATTAAATGCCGCGTATTTCTCTGCTGGTGTATTACCTATATATGGCAATTAATTCTCCTTAACTTACTGAGTCGACTGCTGATACCCACACATCTGCTGATGAAGCTGTATCTGATTTTACTATAAGAGCATCGCCATTTTGCATGACAACTTTTGCTCCGCCTGCTAATATCTGCAATGATCCACCACTAGGGATGGGTGCTGATTTAACAAGATGAAATGTTCCTGAATTAGTTAAATAGACGTCTACTAAAATAGTTGATCCTAGTATGTTCGATACTGAAATTCCTACTATTACGTCGTTAGTGTTTGATGTATGAAGCGTTGTTGCACTAGTGCCTACTGCTGCTGCTTTATACCTTGTAAAATCCTGTGCCATTATGTTTCCTTATTTTAGAGAGCAACGGCCATCGCAATCGCGAAGCCTTTTGTTGCTGATGTTCCTGGGTCAACCCCATTAACTGTGTTTACTTGTAAATCATTAATTGCATTTGCTACAACATTAGATCCATTAATATAAATTATAGCATCTCTTCCTGCACTTACAGTATAAGATGTTCCTGATCCTGTTGTACAGATAATATCATTACTATCTCCAGTATTATTTAAAACATAATACCACATTAATTTATTAGGGAAAGTAACAGTTGCTGTTGCCCCTGGACTTCCAGAAAAATCTAATACTTTACAACGACCAGCTTCTTGTGCGTAAGTAGTTGGATCGTTAGTAAATGGAAGAGTATAGGTAGTGCCACTTAACGCTATCGAAATATAGGCGTTAACCATATCATCGACACGTTGAAAGTTATAGTTAGTTTGAGTACCCCAAGTGTTATCGTTCTCACCTGTTGCCATCAATCTCAACTCGGCATTAGACCATGTTGACGCCATTAATTACTCCTTTATGCTATTCGAATGATAGCTGTGTTTTCGCCTGCGGTAGGCCATTGTATTTCAAATGTTCCACCTGATACAGAATAATCTGCACCAAAATCAATTACTGCTACTGAAGCATTAGAATTTGATGTGTTGTAAATTAAACAACCGCGAGTTGTAAACGTCGCTGATGTCCAAGATGCATTTGGATTAAATGATGTGAATGCTGTAGTGTTAGCAGATGTAGGTGCCACATTTGTTAATGCAAAACCCGTTGTTGTATATCCGTTTCCATTTGCTAGCTCATCTGAGTCGCCAGTCATTTGGGAATAGTTTGTAGTCGCTGCACCGTAAGTACCTGAAATACTTGCGTTAGCTTTAAATAAGGCACACTTAAGAGCTGAAGCTCCGACATCAAAATCAATTGCTGCCTTTAATAAGTCTACTTTAAAGCTCGTACATAATGCTGATGTTAATGCCATTATCTATCTCCTTCTAATCTTCCTAATGTTCGAAGTTCACCTTTGTACAATTCTGTGTTCCTCATTCTTACTTGTTCTTCAGTCCCTAGTGTTTGAACAGCACGTTCATATAAGGATTGATATGTACCCAGTTGGTTAGCATCTTTCATAAATACTGCAGCTTCTATAAGACATGCGTATAATAAAACATCCTGACAGTTATCACCTAAATATGTATTTGTATTTCCAGATGATAGTCCCGGTACATGATAAGTATAACCTATTTCAACGTATTTGTCAACACTTGGCGTGGGTGCAAATATAATATTTGTGTGTCTATTGGTACTAGTATAGGTAGTTCCCGGACGTTGATACGAATAATACGCAGGATTACCTGTAGTGCTAGGACTTTTCTGGTATTCTCGTATAAAAGTTTCGTCTTTTTGGTACAACATATCACCTGTTTGGGTTGCCCCTCCTGGTGAATTTGCTCCACTTAATCTTAAAAATCTTAGTACTACTAAGTCTTCTGGCATAGGCATACCTGCGTATGCAGTACCTGTTTGTAATACAACTGTCTTCCTAAAAGCATTTAAGTCTAACTCTTTCATTATACGTAGCTCTGCATTTGCTATACATAAGTCTATGTTATTAGTAGTAAATTCTGTACCATCATTTTCAGTCCAGTCTTTAATTGCTGTTACTAATTGTGCGTATGTTAATCCCATTTTATTGACCCCATTTATCTTCTCCCCATTCGCTTGTTCCAAAGCCAGGAATATTTAAAGTAATACTACCCAAGGTAACTGTAACTGCCATTGAAGGTGGTATTTCTACTGCGTTAAATCCTAATCCAGGACTTCCTTCTTGACTAGTTAGTTGACCTAGTGTCGATGCCGTTACTTCAAACTTAGCACCTAACCCAACAGTACCTAATGTACTAGTAAGCTGTGGTAAACTTGCGTCTTCCGTAGGACCTATCACAACCGACGGAGTATAATTCATACTTGCCGCAGGTAACGTAGGATGAACTATGTTAGCTATAACTATACCATTACTATTTAAAGTAGTAGTAAGTGCTGGCAAACTTGCTTCTTCGTCTACATTAAGTACAACACTACCTAATGCTGTATTTAATATTTGGTATTGCTCAGAAGGTATAGGTAATACAATCGCGATTGATGTAGCACCAAGTGAAGTATTAGCTTGCATGCCAATAGCTTCTTCACCAGTTCCGTGAGTAATGCCCCCTGAATTTAATATTCCTGAACATTGCCCAGACCATTTACCAAATAACGGCCCTAATCTAACTATAGTATCCGAAGTAGTTTGAGGTGGCCTAGGTTGAAATAAAACACTAGGGTCTCCTCCTCCGATATACATCCCAGGTTCTAGCTGAGGTTGCTTAGCCTCCCAGTCACCCTTGTAAACTCTAAATCCATTCCACTCTGTTCGAGCGTCCTTATATCTAATCTTATAACCTGAACGGTCATCAATTAGTATTGCGTGTCTACCTCTCGCATATTTTGCCATTACGCATATCCACGAACCCTAGGTAAAACATAAAAGCTTGCGCGTTCTCTGTCCTCTTCCCTAGCCAGTTCCCATTCCTTATCATACATTTGTATTAATTCTTGTCGTCTGTTAATATCTACAGTCTTAGGGTGTTTGTTTGCTAGTTCAACTGTTAATCCACTTATTAAAGCAGGTAACATTCTTTTAGGTATAGCCGCATTTTGTGAATAATTATCTGTAATATCTTGTCCGTATTTAATAGCCCACATAATTATTTCGTATCTGTTATCTACACTAGGGCCTGGCCATAGGTAAACTGTGTGGTTTGCTACGCCATTAGAATCAAACTCTGCGTTTCTATCTACTGCAAATTTAAGTGGTGTGCCTGTTGTATATTTGTTTGGATATGATAACCAATCAGCATAACTCATTCGTTCCATTTGTAGGTCTTGATCGGGAGTTGCTAATGTGTCTCTGCAACTAGCTGTAAGAATATCTGAGTATTCGTTTGCCGCTAGTGAGAATGTTGGATAAGTAGTATTGTTAAATTTATTAACTGCTATTGTTTCTAAATGCAATGTAAAAAGATTAACACCTTGGTTAATCCATTTAATCATAAGTAGGTTTAACGAACGACGAGCTGTTATTAAATCATAACCACCCATTGAACTAACGCCTAAACGTTCGTATGCTTCTTGAATTACGTCGTCAATTTGTAAATTAAATGTACGTGTACCTGAACTAGCCACTCTGCCCCCTTACATTAAACTGCGAGTTATTACCCACAGTAACTGACCTAATATCATGAAGCCAATTGTATACATTACTTTAGTAATGCTATTAATTTTTTCTTCAATATGATGAAGATGATTGTCTTTGATTGTAGCTATACGCTCACTTAAAAGTTTAATATCACCTCTAAGTTCTTGTATCTCTAAATCGTATTTAGAAACTTCTGGCATTTTAATTCCAGTATAAGTATACTATAGATCCAGTGCCTGTTACATTAGCTGATAAATTAATATCACATAAAACTCCGTTGTCTGGAAAAGTAAATGATGTACTTGTTTCAGCTGCTGCTTTTAAAGAAACTATTCTTGTGCCTGCACCAAATGCTGCATTGTCATCGTGGAGGTATACACTTGCCGCATCACTGCCTGCCATTAGTACAACGCCTACTGCTCTTTTTCTTGTAAGTTGTGTGTTCTGACCATCGGCTGTAGCATTTGCAGCTGTAGCTCCTGTCGCAATTTGTGTTACATTTGCGTCTGTTTGAAATGTCATTTTAAATCCTTTATAAATTAGTGGGGCTTTTACACCCCACTTATATTTTTACTATTCTGATACTACTTCGCCAGAACCTAACCATCCTGTGGTTTGTTTTTTTGTTTTAATCATAATATTTATTCCTTATGTTGTAAATTAATTAGTCTGCTGAACCATCGCCACTGTTAAGATCGTAGTCCCATACAAAGTATTCAATTACCATTGAGTTAACTCCAGTTGTACCGTCGTTACCTCCACCAGTTCCACCCGTAAGTTTTACTGGATAGCTAGCACTCATTACCATACCTAAATCAGCTCCTCCATTTGTTGCAAACGGAAATATAGGTGAAATATCATTTAAAGCAATTACGCCATCAACTATTCCATCTGTATTGTAAGAATTTCCATCAGGATTTCCTACTTCAATCCATCCAATATCAACTAAAGATGCATTAGATCCTCCTGTTGATCCTTCATCAAAATAGATACTTGTAATGATTGTATTTGGTGGTAATATAATTGGTAAATTAATATTAGCAGTTCCTGAACCAGCTGCATTTCTAGTTAGATCAGTTGTTACTGCTGCTGCTATGTCTACACCAGCTACGATGCATTGTTTTAATGAACCAGCAACTTGCGGTTCTGTTGTTTTTTGTGCGGCACCTACTCTGACTGGTCCGCTAAAAGTTGTTTTTCCCATTGTTTATCCTTTTGTTTATAATCTACTTGCGTAGTCTCTGGGTTTATTTAGTAGAGAAAAGGGGGCAAATCAATACCCCCTCCTCAGAAATGTTTAGCTTACGGATTTGAACCCCATAAACCTCTCCAGTCAGACCAGCCATAGCTGTATCTTTCTCGAGATTTGTATCTTACATTACCAGTCTCAAAGTCACCTTCCATTTTGGAATCGATTGGAGTTCTAGTGAAATGCTTCATACCGTTTGGTACATCAGTTCTTAACCACCAAGCTTTGTTATTAACAAATCTATGGTTAACATGATATCCACCTGGAACCATACCCGTAGATACGATTGCGTTGACATCATTGTCTGCTGTTCCAACTCTGTATGGAGACGCCATTAGTCTCTCAGCCACGAATACCAATTGTCTTGGAATGTGAAGAGTTCTAGCTTGTGCAGCGATTGGGATAGATCTGTCATCGACAAATCCAGCCACATCAATTAAGCCTTGTTCCAAAGAAGTCTCTGAAAGTTGTGCTTGAATTGTAGGAGTGTTAGCTCCTCTTCTGTTAGCTGCAGTTTGTGAGCCGTCTTGTAGTGGATGTAAAGCATTAATTAATGATACTCCGTCTCCGCCTACAAATGCACCACCCGTAAACGAGTTATTGTACACAGCCGCACCTTTAGTTTGTTTAGCAGCAGCCATTGATCTAGCTAATGCTCTCGTTAGTCTGGTTGATAACTTGTCGTATAAGTTATCTTCCATAGCTTCTTCAGTGATTGAGAAAGCCATTGCTACAGTTTCGTTTGTGTAGCGTGCTACCCAACCTTCACCTGTACTAGCGTAATTTACGCCTTGACCTTCAAATTTTACTGATGCTTCGCCGAACCCTGGGAAGAGTACTTCTTCCTCAAAAGCTCTATTTGATTTTTCGTTCTCAAACAAGATCGCTGCTTCATCTTCGTAACGTTTATATTCCGTTCCAAAGATTGCATGCAAACCCGGTACTAATTGTTTGAGTAACTGACCTCTAGTTATTGCCATTGTATATTACCTTTCAATTAAGCAGTCGGGAAGTTGCCATCATAGCGACCCCACGAATGAGTGTTAATTTTAACAAGTACATTCATTGGTGTTCCAACTGCAGTGTACCCCAAGTCATCTTCTGCAGATCCACAGATCTGAAAAGGATAAGCTTGTTGTGTTGCGTTCTGAGTATTACTTGCTGTAGATGAATCTAAAGAAGATCCGCCTTTGAAAGTAACTACAGAACCAGCGCCTGTTAAGTTTTGTGCGTTAGCTCCGACATCTGCTAATGTCAATGCAGCTCCCGCTTGATCCGCCGCCATTTTGAAGATAGTTTTACTATCGTCATAAACGTAAGCTTTAAAGTTAGTTCTTGCAACTGTGTTAGCGGCGATTGAACGAACGAATCGTACATCTCCACTATTGTTATCCTGATATTCAGCACCCCAAAAAACACCAACAAGAGCACCTAAGTCTCCTGTACCAATGTCAGTTACGAGTAAGCCTGAGCTCAATGAACACGTGTCTCCTTCGAAAAAAGCCGAAGGGGCTGTTGCAGCAACTTGATACCCGTTACCGTCAACCCAATTGTTAAGACGAATCGTCCCACCATTAGCTTGTCTTACAGGTTCTAAACCATATGCCATAATTTCTCCTTATGCATATACACTAAATTCGAATATGTGATTAACGCGGTGTTAATCTTCAAACTTAGCTTTGTTTGCCGCTCCTCCTGAAACGGAGGTTGAGGATGTATCCTCTACTGGCATGCTTGAGTGCGAAGCGTTCTTTAAATCGTGCCCATAAGCTTGAGCCGCTTTCGCTGATAAACCTTCGTAGTACTGTTGCTTTTCTTCAACGTAATCTTTGTCATGTTTCATCAAGACTAGATCCCCTGAACGAACAGCACCTGCGTGTTTGCCAGTTGTCATTACGTCAGATATATAACTGTCTCCTAATTCCTCAGGTTTAACAATTTCGTATCCTTCGCGTAGACTTTCATGAACATTCGCATCATCTGGATTGTTTAAAAGTTCGTGACGAACCCATGTATATACAATACCGTCTGGTGCTTGAGGTGCATCTAATTTAGATGGTGCCTCGAATGATCTTTTTGTTCGAGTTGCCGAGTCCCGAGTAGTTCGACTAGTTTTAGTTGCTTGTGTCATATTAGCTCCCCGCCTTACTGTGGCGCAATTTTTCTCGCGCATAATCTTGATAAGAAACACCTAGTCTATTTGCCATTTCAACTTCTTGACCTGTCAAACTTACTTTTCGTTTCCCTGTCGCGGAGCGCGTTCCGCCTACAACTGTTGGAACTCGCCTAACAGTCTGTTTTCTAAGAGTTGGAAACTCGGTAGTTAACCTAGCGTCTAGCTCACTATAGTATTCATCCGCTACTTCTTGAGGGCTAATGCCTTCATCAAGTAGTTCTTTATGAATAACTAATGCTGCTTGAGTTTTGATTCTGTCTCCAGTATCATTGCCCCCAAACCACTTATTCCGTTTCTGCCAAGCTAATGCTTTGCGATCAGGAAGTTGGGCTGGTTGTGCCGCCGCTTTAGTTTCCGTCTTTGCAGTACTGTCTGGTTTATTTGTTCCTAAACCTTTTTCTGCTCTAGCCTTATATTGTTTGGCCACCAGTTTCTCTGCTTTCACAGATGCTAAGACATCAGTTGCCTTGATCTCAGCGTCTACGTCACTGGCTTCTTTTGCAGTTCTAAGTACACTTAAAGCTTGAGACTCTTGGGATTCCAATCT